TATTGCAGCTATTATAGCTGTTATTTTCATAGTCTCTCTCTTGACTTCTGATTTGCTACTAAATGCGCTCTTCTTGTTATATAATGAAATAAGGCCAGTTATTATTAATAGACCACCTAAAACAGCACCTAATACCTTAGCTGACCTTACTAGTTGGTCTTTGCCTAATTTACTTATTATATATAGGCCAAGAGATACACCTAATAATGCTGTACCAATACCAACCAATAATACACCAATATCGGATAATGCTGAAATTATTGATTTCTTTGTAGATATAGTTTCTACAGTTTTCTTTGCACTAATAAATTTAGATAGAACTGATAATAGAATAGATAGTGTTACGAATCCAGCAAGTGCTGCACCAATAGCACCTATTCCTTTAATATATGATTTTTTATCTAATGTTGCAAATTGTTTAACAGCATATATTAATCCGACCATGGCTATAGATGTCATTAATAGATTTTTACTAATAGCATTTATTGCTTCTGCATTAGACTCTTTCTTCAAATACTTACCATTTTTTGATTTAGCAGTAGTTTTTGTGAATAATGATAATGCTAATTGATATCCAGCTATTAATGTTAATACTGTTGCTATTCGTCCAAATCCATTCTTGAAATTATCTTCATTCAATTTTCCAACTTTATTTATAGTGTAAGACATTGCTACTATAGCTGCAACTAAAGCAGTTAATGATTTTGAAATTCGCTTAATAAAATAAGTATCGATTTCAGTTTTGTCTTTCTTAGTTTTTGCAGACCTAGCTAATATTACTGTATAAATAGATAATAATGCTACAATCTTTGTAACTCTTTCCATACCAGTAGCAAACATATTATCATCCATTTTACCAAGCATTTTGATTGGTATAACCATTAATGATAATGCTATAGCTATTGATGTCATAGCAGCAGCTAATGCAGAAACAGTTCTAGCCATTTGTGACATTGCTGTGTATTCAGAGTATCCTTCTCTATTAAATGCTTTACCAAATAATGTTAATTTATGTTCACTCTTTAATACAGATTTATCACCGAATACTTTTAATAATAGCAATAATGTACCTATAAATAATGTCATTAATCCAGCTATTTCAGCCATATGATTAATACCATTACGTACAACTTCAGTTTTTATTTTACCTAATACGGCAATAGCAGCTGTTATGGCTATTAATGAAGTGATAATCATCTTTATACCAGCCGCTACCATATAGAATGCCTTAGCACGTAAGAATTTACTTAATGCAAATATACTGTCAGATATAGCAGATGCAATAGTTAACACTGATAAAGCATCTCTTAATATCTTTACTATTAATATTAAACCGGCTACAATAGCTATTTGCTTAACTGTATTCATACTCTTAAACTTACCGAAGATTTCCTGAATCTTTTTGTTATTAAAGATGTTTGGAATCTTAGAAAGTTTATCAGCTATTGCATTTAAAGCCTTAGTTATTAATGTGAATAGTTGAGTTAATACTCTAGCTAATGCCATAACTAAATTCTTGAAAGATTTGAACATATCTATTAATGGTCCAAATGCTTTCTTTATCTTAGCTACGAACTTGGTGTATTTAGTAGTTGCTTTACTATTCAACGAATCGCCAGTTTCGGTAATAGCATCCTTAGTATCAGTAAATGCCTTACTAATAACTTGCATAGCTTTCGATAAACCAGATTGTATTAATGTTTTACCGAAATTATAAACAGTCTTAGTTAGTTTTCTTACAACTTTCCATATACCAGATAGTACATTTTGAATTTTCTTCCAATTTATTTTGTGAGCTAATTCAATAACTCTACTACCCATGGATTTTAAAACATTACCAAGTGATTTAAATTGCTTTGAAATAAAAGCTGTGATTTTACCCCAACGTTCTACTGTTTGAGGCTTAGTTCTCCACTTATTAAAAGCTTCAACTGCTTCAGCAAACTTATCAGCTAAATATCCGATACCTTGCGCTAAATAGTTTAATCCCTTTGATAAACCTTTACCTAATACAGAAGTTACTTTAGGTAATATCTTAAGTATATAATTACCGATTGATGTAAATACAACTTTAAGACCTGCCCAAATCCTCTTTAAAGATTCAACAGTCTTACCGTTATTAGCTAAAGCTGTCTTAAATTTATCAAATCCACTTTGAATATGTTCTATTATATTAAACTCTTTAATTTTAGCAACTAATTTAGTAGTTACTTTTGTTAAAGTATTTGTAATCTTTTCAAACACTTTTGAAGTATTTATAAATTTCTCTAATCTATCATTTATCTTTTCAGTAATCTTTAATAATCCGCCAGAACCTCCGCCTAATAATCCTAATAATGGCTTTAGTCCTGTAACTACTGATTTTACTAAAGATATACCAATACGAACTATATTAACAATCATCTTAATACCATTAAATACCGTCTTAATAATATTCTTTATTGTACCAGAATGTTTAACAATATATTTGTTGATTGCCTGAGAAACTCGTTTCATAGCTTCTGATATTTGCTTGAACTTTTTGCTTAATTGTTCGCTAGCATTTTCAGAAGTTATATCTATTCCTAAGAATACTTCATAGAAAGATTGTCTAAATGTTTGTAAAATTTGATTTACAGAATCTAACATTTGGAATAATGCACCAATATTATCTTCAGTATTGGCGAACAAATCATCTCTTCCGCCTAAATCTTTCCATAAACTTAATGCTTTATTTCTTAATCCAGCACCTGATAGGAATATCTTTTCTAATGAATCGTATACGTCACCCCATAATCGTTTAGCTTCTTCTAATGTACCAAATATGGTTTTAAATGACTTCATAAATTCTGATGAAACTGCATCTTTTATAGCGTTAACAGCATCTGCAAATGTACGACATTCTTGAGCCGCCTTAAATGCAGTAACTCCAAATTTGGCAGTTGCTTTTGCATCTTCATCTGTCATATCTGATACTTGACCCGCATATTGTTTAATAGCCTCATATGCACTTACACCCGACTCTTGAACTATGGCATATGAACCTTCAACTGCAGTAGAGAATGCACTAAATGTTTTCATCATTACTTCAGAATTGAACCATAAGTCACCAAGACCATCTGAAGAGAATAATTGTGACAATGAGTATTCTTTACCTTCAAGAGTACGATATGTATCATCTGCCTCTTTATACAATTGACCTGCTTCAATAGCCGCCTTTACAGCTTGCTCTCTGAATTGAACAGTATCCATATTTGCATTTTGAATTGATTTCCAATCTTGGTATCTCATTGTACCTGTAGACATAGCTTGTGAAATCTGATACATTGCTCTTGATGCAGTGGATGCATTTTGACCAGCTAATGCAGCCCAGTTAGCAATACCCATGATTGCTGTTGTTGAGTCATCAAGGGATTGTCCAGCAGCTGTAAATTTAGATATGTTATTTGTCATATCTGTAAAGCTATATGATGTTGCATCAGCAAACCATAATAGTTTCTTAAGATTAGCATCTACTTCTTCAGTACCTAAACCTTGTGCAATTAAAGTTGCCGTATTCTTAGTTAATTCACCAAATTTTTCCCAACCTGATGAAATCTGGTCTACAGAAAGAGACTTAATCATACGCTCACCCAAATCTATAACATAATTAGTTACTCTTTGGATTGCAGTGATGGCTACTACTTCCCATGCAGACCATTGTTTACCTAAAGTTGCTGTAGTGGCAGCTAATATAGATGTGTTGCTGTTAACTTCACTTAAAGACTTATTCATATTCTTTGCTGAAGAAGTCATATTAAGCGAGTCATTTAATTCGCCCATAGTACGTATGCTTTCTCTAGCATTCTTTTCAAAGTCTTTATTATCGAAATACATTTCGACGACTCTTCTGTCAGTATTATTGCTGCTCATTATTTATTCAGCTCCTTCCAAGTATTTTCTATTATTTGATTAAATGTTTCATTTATTGTAGGGTCAATAAAATGCAATCCAGGAATATAATAGCCATCTCTAGTCATATGTCCTGTATCTATTAGAATTGCAATATTAAGACCATTTTGAATATTTGAATTCTCTATATAAACAGAGACTTCACCTTTTCTTCTTTCTATACTGTACGTCCAAGATTCAGCGGTTAATCCTGTTTTAACAGGTGTTGCTTCTTTAAGACGTTCTATACATAAATCGATAAACTTTTGTATATCGTTCATTTTCAATGTTTTTCTAGATGATTTAATGAATTTCTCAGTATTTTTTAAATCACCTTTATGTTTAACAGTAACACGCATAGCACATTACCTCCTAACCCTTAGAATTAAGTTTAGCTCTTCGTTGCTTATTTAGTTCTCTATTTTGTTTATAGATTTCATCTTTACTCATCTTTCTAGGGTTATTTTTATCATTACATAATCTTATAAGCGTCAATAGTCTATTCAAATGCCACTTCTCACAAGGGATGAATGGTATCTTTGCTACTGTCATCCAGTAATAAATAGTCTCACTAGTCATTGTTTTGTGATATGGTGTATGTCCACCTTTAGCGACATCTTTAAAAGTTAACGCTGACGCCTTCTTATCAATATATTTAGACACTAATTCAATGTCTGCTTGTGTTATTCTATTATATACGCTATCACTTATGTTCTGTGTGATAGTCATACATTTGATATAGGAAATCCATTCTTCTCTAGTTCTTTTTTCTTGACCAAGAAATGGCTTTTCCCATATAAATTCCCATTTAGATAAAGATACTAAAGAATGCTCCAAAACTATTTCTTGGTCTTTAGTAACTACAAATTTCTGAATTTTGGAATCCCACAAATCAAGACCTTTAATCGTTAAACGAAGCATTCTTTAATATATCCTCCTAAATTAATTTTCTGATGACTCCTTAGCAGCTAATTGAGCCTTGTATTGTCTCTTTACTTCCTCTAACTTAGTCTTATCAAGAGGTGAAACAATATTCATAACGAAATTATTTAAACTATCTTGAGACTTAAATAATTCATAAGCGAATGCAGCGAATGCATTAGAGTACTTGAATGCTTCTGTTGTATCCTTAGTCTTAATGAAATCATTAGACTCTGTACGAATGCCATATGATGCTAGAATAAGGTCTTCAATAAAGTCCATAGCTGTTAGATTGCTTCCTGATTCAGTAATCTTATCTAGATACTTCTTAATATCTAAATCATTATCATACTTTGCTAAAAACTTTGTGAACTCCCACTCGTTCATATTAAAGTATAATGTAGCATTCTTCTCCTCGCCTGTAAAGGCATCATTAAATTTTACATCTTGTTTAATCATTTTGAAAATCTCCTTTTAATTTTTAGTTTTAATATAAAAACTGAGCCCCCAGAATTAACCGGAGGCGTCAGTTATAGTTAAATTACTCAGCGTCCTTAATTAAATCAATTAATGATTGAGCTGATGGTAAAGCAGAATAAGTATTCTCTCCACCTAATAAATCTGCTTCAATGTCTGCATAATTTGGATTTAGAGCTCCTGTCTTCTTATCATACTCAAAGATTTGAATATGTGATACAGGTCTTACAGCGACACCACCAACTGTACCTGTTACATTTACTGGTGTAGTTGATACTTCCCAAGACATTTCTGTTCCTTCTGGTGAGTCAGTAGTTGTAGAATACTCTCTCTCAGATGGAGATGCCTTTGCTCCATATACGATATGAAGAATATGACCGTCAAGTCCTTGGTCATTTGTAATGTTTGTTCTATAAGCGAATGCAAATGGTGTTCTTACTTGCTGACCTACATATATTCCTGTTCCAGTCTTAGTAAATGAACCATCGCATAATTCAAACTCATCTGGATAAGTGTAAGCTGAGATTGTTGCACCAAAAGTCTCTGCTGAAGTTAGAGTTGCATACTTGATGTTATCTGCATAGATATCCTCATTCTCAGCACCTTCTGGGTTTTGAGCAACAGAAATTAAACCATCCCAAGCTACTCCTGTAGCATACTCTTTACCATCTTTTACATAATATGTTGTATCTTGAGTAAATGATGCTGCTAACACATATTCATAGTTAGGTGCAGTACCTGTTTGCGTATAATATGTACCCTTTTTAAATGTTTGAGCAGTTACTTCTTCTACTGCAGTAAACTTATCTTTTAATACGAATAAAATACCATGGCTAACACCATTCTCTAAATATCTTTTACCTTCGTTATCGAATGTTAATTTTGGCATTTTTTAGTCCTCCTAATAATAAATTTTAAACACATCATGATTCAATCCTTCTGTGGCGAAGTTTCTTGTATGACGTGCCTTGATTAAATTTGATAGCTTATCAACGATGATACTATCAGGATTAGGGTCTATAACAGTAACCTCATAATTACAATGTTGATTGTATACTAAGTTATCTGATGGCCTATTCTCAATAATATCTCGTTTATAAACTATACATGGATATTTCATTTTTAAATTTTGCGGTGGCTGAAAGTATACATTTGGGCATACTTTAAGTAACTCATTGTGAAATGCAAGTCTTCTCGTATTTAATTCCATTGTATACACCACCTATTGATAATATCGCTCTAGGGTAGTTCAATTCAACAAGATTAACCACCCAATATTGGTTGTCTATTCTAAGATATCTCATTTTCTGATAGTTTTTCTTAAAATAGGCATTTGTTACTACACTAATATTGTTGGAAAGGGTAATGTCGTTATTGACACTACCCTGATTTGTTGTTCCAGCAAAGTTTTTCTTATATTCACCATAGACTTCACGTTCTATGATTTTGTCCGTCCATACACCAGGTGTAGTTTCTGTTTGTATTCCGTATCCTATGAATCCATGAAATCTATCCATTTTGAATATCTCCTAAATTATTCTTGACTTTCTTGCTGTTGCTCTTCAGTTGTTGTGGTTGCAAC